TCCCTCGCAACTCACCTGCCCCTGTGTCACGTCGACGGCTGCGGCTGGCGCGGCCCTGTGCTGCGCGACAAGAGCAAGGCCCAGGCATTCGCGGATCGGCACCGCGAGCAGGAACACCCCGACCTGGCCGCGTCAGCCGCTCGTAAGTCCCGACAGCGAGAGGCGGCCTGATGGGTCTGTTCGCAAGCCTGGCCGGCGCGCTCGACCCGCGCCCTGCCGTGACGCCGGCAGAGTTCAGCACGCCGGCGACTGAGCCGGTCGGCGTCGCGTCGACGACCACGGCCGCGCCCTCGACGTACCGGGCGGCCCAGGTCGCCCGCGCTGTCGCGCTGCGGATTCCCGCCGTCCGATCCGCCAGGGCGTCGATCCTGCGGATCGCGACGTTCCGGCTGCGCGCCTGGGAGGCCGGCGAGCAGTTGGCCGACAACGACCCGCGGGCCGCGTGGCTGCGACAGCCCGAGGCCAATCAGACCGCCTACCGGACCCTGGCCCTGACCCTCGACGACGCAATCTGGAACGACATTGCGGTCTGGAAGATCGAGCGCAACATCGCCGGCCCCGTCGCCTACGTCGAGCGCGTGCACCCCGAGCGCTACCAGGCGATACGCCGGCCCAACGACCCCGACACGATCGACGCCTGGATCATCGACGGCCGCCGCGTCACCGACGCGCAGCTGCGCGCCGATCACGCCGTTTTCGACTGGGCCGGCACCGGCGGCCTGCGGACCTACGGGGCCGAACTGCTGCAGTTGTACGGCGACCTGCAGGCGGCCGCCGGCCGGTATGCCGTCGCCCCGCACCCGCACGCGATCCTGAAGAACTCTGGGGCCGACCTCGACGACGACGAAATCGACGCCCTGCTCGACGAGTGGGAGGCGGCCCGCTCGACCAGGTCGGTCGGCTACCTCAACAGCGCGCTCGACTACGAGGCCCAGGGCTGGAACGCCCGCGAACTGCAGTTGACCGAGGCCCGCGAGCACGCGGCCGTCGAGGTCGCCCGCCTGTTCGGCCTGCCGGCCTGGGCGATCGACGCCAACGGCGGCGACTCGATGACGTACGCGAACGTGACCGACCGCCGGCGCGACGTCGTCGAGGCGCTGCGCCCCTGGTCCGAGCCGATCGTCCAGGGCGTGTCCCTCGACGACCGCCGCCAGGCGACCCGCGGCGTGCTGCTCCCCCGCGGCGTCACGGCCGCATTCGACGCGAGCAGTTACCTGCAGCCCGACGCCGAGACCCGTATGCGGACCTGGCAGCAGGCCCTGGCCGGCGAGACCCCGATCCTGACGCTCGACGAGGTCCGATCCGTCGAGCCCCTGGCACGAAAGGCCACCGCATGACGACCCTGTCCCTGGTATTCGACGACCTGGTCGCGCCTGACGCCGTGCAGTTCGCGGCCGGCGAGGACGGCCCCAAGCGCACCGTGACCGGCCCCGCGTTCCCGCTGGGCGCGGCGTCCGGCCCGAGCAGCCTGGACGGCCGGCGCTACCGGTTCGCCGGCCTGCCGTCCAACCTCGACGACCTGGTCGACGTCGTCGACGAGCACGACCCCGACCAGGTCGTCGGCCGGCTCAGCGCGCCCTGGTCCCTCGACGACGCCCAGGTCGCCCAGGCGTCCGTGCGCCTGTTCGACACGACCCGCGGCCGCGACATGGCCGTCGAGGTCGCCGAGGCCGTCAAGACCGGTTTCAGCGTCGGTGCCCTGATCGACGAGTTCGCCGAGGCCGAGGACGGCGTACGCGACGTCACCGGCTGGCGCGCTGTCCACCTGGGCATCGTCCGACGCCCAGCGTTCACCGAGTCCCGCGGCCTGTCCCTGGCCGCGTCCGCCCACAAGGAAGGTTCCACCGTGACCACTGCCACCACCGACGCGCCCCAGGTCGTCGACCTGCCCACCGTCGCCGAACTGGCCGCCCAGGTGGCGGCCGAACTCGACAAGGCCAAGGCGGCCCCCGTTCACCCGCTCGCGCAGTTCGCGACGGCCGGCGAGTTCTACCAGGCATTTGCCGAGGCGAACGACGCGGAGAAGGCGCAGCTGCAGGCCGCGTTCGCGCTCGTCGACCAGACCCTCGCCGACAACCCCGGCCTGACGCCGCCCCAGTGGCGCACGCGCATGATCGCCAACCTCGACTCGCGCCGGCCGGCGATCGGCCTGTTCGGCACCGAGGGAATCGGCGACACCGGCATGGAAATCAACTGGCCGTACTTCGACGGCGACCTCGACGCCCTGGTCGCGCAGCAGATCGCCGAGAGCGACGAACTGCACAGCGTCAAGGTGTCGATCAAGGGCGCGTCCGCGGACATCCTCACCGGTGGCGCGGCGAGCAACATCACGTACCAGACGCTCAGCCGCACGTCGCCGGCCTACCTGTCGGCCTATCAGTCGATCATGGACGCGGCCTGGGCCCGGTTCACCGAGGCCAAGTGCGAGCAGGCCGTCCAGGCCGCCGCGACCTCGATCGAGCGTGTCGACCTCGCCGGCGCGAACGCCAAGCGCGAGTACGCCGCCCAGTTGTTCGACCTGTCCGGCCAGGTCGAGGACGCGACCGGTGCGCCGGCCGAGTTCGTCCTGGTCGCGTCCGACGTCTGGTCCGTCCTGGGCGGCCTCTACATCGACACGCCGGCGCGCTACGGCACGCAGAACACCGCCGGTACGGCCGACGCCCGCAACCAGACCCTCGAGGTCGCCGGCATCATCCACAAGCGCGCCCCGTTCCTGACGGCCGGCCAGACCGTCGTGAGCAACAGCGAGGCGGCCAAGTTCGCCGAGACCGGCGCGATGGTCGCCACCGCCGAGGACGTCGCCAAGTTGGGCCGCCAGGTCGCGACCTGGGGCATGTACGTGCCCCTGCTCCCGTACTTCCCGGCCGGCCTGCTCGGCACGACCGCCTACACGCCCTGACCCGTAGGCCCTCGACGCCGTCGCCTGGGGCCGGTCACACCGGACCCCGCCAGGTGTCGCCGGCTCAGCCCGGCCCCAGGTGACGCGCAACCCCACACCGACAACCAGGAAGGCGAGACGTGCCCTGGATCGAGAGCACCGACCCGCTCGTCGAGCAGGCGTGGCAGCAGTCGACCGCCCTGCCGGCCGAACTGCTGGCCGCGCTCGTCGAGGCCGCCGAGGAAGGCTGCGCGGCCTACGCGCCCCCGCTCGTCGAGGGCGCAGCTGCGCCGGCCCGGTACCGCCTGGCCGTCATTCAGCAGGCCCGCGAGACCTGGAACGCCGGCAAGCGTGACGGCGACCTCATCACGACCGACGCCTACGCCGCCAGGGCGCGCGAACTGACCGCGTCCGTGCGTCAACTGCTGCGCCCCAAGCGCGGCCGGCCAGGTGTCGGATGAACCCCGTACGCGCCCACATCATCGAGGCGACCAGGGGAGCCCTGGCCGACGCCGGCCTGGTCGACCTCGACGTCGTCCCGGCCCGCGTCGTCGACGACCTGGCACGGCCCCTGGTCATGGTCCGGCTGGACACGATCAAGCCCGAGCCGGCCGCCGGAAAGTGGCGGCGGCAGTACGGCGCGGCCCTGCTCGTCGTGCACCCGATCGTCGACACCGGCGAGGCCGGCACCGACGAACTCGACCTGCTCGTCGAGGACGTCCTGCACGCCCTCGACGTGTCCCGCATCCGCTGGACCAACGCCGAGCGCGTGACCCTGCAGGAGACCAACGGGCCGGCCTGGGAAATCACCCTGACGCCGACGCCCACACAGCACCAGGAGAGGACACCATGACCACCGTTCCCGTCGAGCCGATCATCATGACCGACGTTCTGTGCCAGATCGGCGCGGACGACCTCGCCGAGCACGTCTCTCGCGTCGAACTGACGCCGTCGCGCCAGACCGTGACCTGGTCCGGCCTGTCGCCGAACGCCAGGTTCAGCAAGGCCGGCCGCGCCAACTGGACCGTGACGCTCGACTACGCCCAGGACTGGAAGACCCCCGGCAGCCTGGCGCGCTACCTCTGGGACCACGCCGGCGAGACCGTCGCGATGACGTTCGAGCCCGAGGCCGGCGGCGGCACGTCCTGGGCGGTCGACGTCGACGTCGTCGAGGGCGCGGTCGGTGGCGCGGTCGACACCGTCCCGGTCGGCACCGTCACCCTGCCGGTGCAGGGTCGCCCGGTCCCGACCTTCCCCGCGGCCTGACGGCCGGCGATCCGTGGCTGACAACCTCGACGAGTTCGCACGCAGCTGCAAGGACACGGCGCGCTCGATGCGCCGGCTCCCCAAGGAACTGCGGGCGGCCCTGTCGAGTGAGGTTCAGCCGCGGATCGCCGAGCCCCTGGCCGGCAAGATCGCCCAGGCGTACGCCGGCCCCTGGGCGGCCGCCCTGGCCGCGTCGACCAAGGCCCGCAAACTGGCCGACCCGACGATCGTTATTGGCGGCCGCCGGCGCGTCGTGTCCGGTGGCGCGTCCGGCCGGCAACTCGTCTACGGCGCGACCTGGGGCGGCGGCGGCGTGCGCGTCTCGACCGTCACCAGGCGCACCAGGAATGGCGGCCGGCCGGCTACCTACAAAGCAAAGACCACGCGGCAATTCCGTGGCAAAGCGAACGACCGAATCTTTCCGACAATTCGCGCTAACGGCGCATGGGTGCTCGATGAGTTCGCCGGAATTGTCGACGACGTAATTAGGAAAGGTGGAATGAATGGCTGACAAAGGCCGCGACCTGAAAGTCTCTATCCTTTCCGACGCCGACAAGTTCGACCTGACCGCGCCGGCCGGCGACCTCGACGACCTGGGCGGCAAGGCCCAGGACGCCGGCCGCGACCTCGACCGCCTGGCCGACGACGCCGGCACGACCGCCGGCGACCTCAACCGCCTGGCCCGCGAGGCCAACGGTGCCGGCTCAGACCTGACCGACCTGCAGGGTGACGCCCGCCAGGCCGCCGGCGAGTTCGACGACCTGGGCCGCCGATCGCGTGACGCCGGCGACGACGTCGACCGTGCAGCGCGTGACGCCGCCGACAGCGTCGACCGCCTGGGCACCGACGCCAAGAGCGCAGCCCAGCGCGTCGAGGGCTCGTTCCGTGACATCGCCCAGGCCGCCAAGCGCGGCGGCGACAGCGTCGACAAGGCCGGCGACCAGGGCAGGCGATCGCTCGACGAAATGGGCGAGGAAGGCCAGGGCACCGCCCGCGAAATGGCCGCATCGTTCGACGGCACCGCGGACGGAATCAAGGATGCGATGCAGGAGGCCGCGACAAACGTGCTCGCGGCCCTGGGCCCGGTCGGCGCTGCTATCGGCGTCGGGGCCGGCGTCGCGATCGGCTTTATCCGCGGCGAGGCAGAGAAAGCAAAAGAGGCCGTAGGCGAACTCGTCGGCGAACTCATCGACGCCGGCGGCCGGCTGTCCAATCAATCGGTACTGACGCAGCTGCGAAAGTTCGCCGAGGACGGCACGATCACCGACCTGGCCGCCGAGGCCCGCCAGGCGAAGGTCGACGTAGCCGACTACCTGCGCGCAATGGCCGGCGACCCCGACGCCCTGGCCCGCACGACCGCCGGTATCGACTCAGCCCGCCAGGCCGCCGAGCGACAGTCTGACGCGCTGCGCGCAGCCAACGCCGTGACCGTCGAGTCCGGCCGTGCGTCGTCCGACCAGGCCGTCGCCCTGGCGAACATGAGCGACAACCTCGACGACACCGCCGGCCGGTACGCCCTGGCAACCGAGGCAAGCCAGGCGTACCTCGACGCGACCGGACTCAACCAGGAAGCGGTCGAGACGTTCGCGGCCGCCCTGGGCGATTGGACCGACCCGGCCGGCGTCTACAGCGACACCCTGTCCGCGCTAGAGACGGCCGAGCGCGACCGCGCCCAGGCCGCCGCCGACGCGACCAAGGACACGACCGACACCTGGGAAGACCTGGCAAAAGACGTCGACGTGTCGGTCGACGACTACCTCGACAGCCTGCAGAAGACGATCGAGGCGCAAGAGGACTGGGCCGCGAACATGCAGACCCTGGCCCGTCGCGGCGTCGACCAGGGCGTGCTGGAACAACTGGCCCGCATGGGCCCCGAGGGCGCTCCCCTGGTCGCGAAACTGACCTCAGCGTCCGACAAGGAACTCGACCGCATGAACGCCCTGTTCAAGCGCCAGGGCGCTGCAGCTGCTACCGGCGTCGCCGAGTCGAGGGCGGGCGGGCGGGCGGGGGTGGGCCGCGGGGGTGAAGAGATCCGCGAGGACGCCCC